GGCGCTGTTATGGGTATGGCTGGCAACAGTAGAAGAGCCACCAGAACCACCGCCGCCAAAGCTCAAACCTGAACCTCTATTGGAATTTCTGTTCTAGTAGCTGGAAGCACCTGCGCTTCAACTAGAACTGTCCCTGCAGCTCCTGCAATGACAGTTAGATAGTTAACAACGGTATTATCAACAGTGCTGAAATTAGAAGCGGCTAGATTTTGGAATTGTCCATTAAGATTATAATCATATGAGGCGGCATTTGCAGAATCGTTATTGGAAATTTTGAGACTAATTGCACGACCTAAGAACTGATCAGGAAATGAGATTGCTGTTGTAACCCCTGCCGCACAGATAACTCTTACAGGATAAAGTAGTGGAGTGTTACCACTGTTGAGCTGGTAGTTGTTTACTATATTATTAGAAAAAGGCATAATGAATTGTTAACTCCTAGTTTAACGGACTACCGTATCTTACAAGAATTTGGCCATTGAATAATGCTCCAATGGTTTGTACTGCTTGCCATTGATATGAGCCTGAAGACATGCTTACAGGTCCAATCGGGACGCGCCCAGCAGTAGTAGCTGAGATAGCTGAACTGAATGCTCTAACACTTGTTGCATTACCATTCTTTACTAAGGTATATTGCAATAGTTGTGTAACTGCAGGGTCAATTAAATTTACTACGTCTTGTAACACGTTTGGTGTTAAGGTTAAGAAGTTATTTTGTAAAGTTTGTTGATCTACCATGAAAACTGGAGCGTTCAAAGCTGCAACTGTTGCAGTGTATGTTCTTTGTACTGGAAGCATTTCTAAACTCCAAACTCCTCTTGTGGCATTGAAGCACCGCCGCCAAACATTCCACCAAGTTGGGACAACCCACCTGTTAAAATTAAATTAGCTGCACCGCCAACGATTCCGCCTGTTAAGAAAGCTGCACCTGTAGCTGCTATCGGAGTTATTGAGCTGTTAGGGGCGACCCTACTCATAACTAAAGATACCAAACTGCCTGCACCGATTCCTTTGACGACATCTCCGATGACACCAGTTTTCAAACTAGATCCTATTCCTCTACCCATAGATGATGTTCGTCTACGAATAGTTCTTGATCTACGTTTAACCATAGTTCTTTTACGTGGTGATGCTCTTTTTAAAGGTGTTGATTTTCGTCTAGTTGTTACCGATTTACGTTTACTTTTAGTCTTTTTTTGAACTGTATTAGCAGCTTGAAAGCCTGATGTTTTGCCGATAAAATTTCGTGGATCTGTTTTACGTTTTGTTGTTGATTTTTTCTTTTTAAATCCGCCACTTTTCATTATAGCTGAAAACTTTTTTCTTGCTGCTAATTGTTTTGCACTAGCCATTATTAGACGTCCGTTGGGTAACTAGGATTAGCATAATTTCCATAAGGGTTTGAAGATGAAATGCCGCCAAAGGTTGACAAGTTACCTTTTACATCAAAAGTTGGTATGCCAAATTTTTTAGATAATGCTGCTTGTGCTTGTTGTGTTGCATCACCTAAACCAATACGACCAGTATTGATTCCACCTGATCCATTAATTGTAAAGTCTAAAGGTTGAACTGTATATGCGTTTGAAAATTCAGTAGTTCTAAGATTAATTGTTCCTCCCAATTCTTGAGATTCTATGAACCCTGCATAAGCTAAACCGCCTTTTTGTTTTGGAGTTAATCCAACTTCTCCCAATGGCTCATCTGGAACGTTTGTCACGTAAGGATCTAAATTTAATTGATCAACAACTCTAGCTGCAGTATTAGGTTGTGCATTAGCTTCTGGAGTTGTAACAAGATTTCCAAATTGATTTAATCCTTGAGTTATTCCAGCACCGAATCCACCAATGGAACCGCCTAGTGCTTGACCTATTCCACTTAAACCGCCATACTTGAAATAAATTAACGCTGCAGCTCCTAGACCGCCTATTGTTAAAATTGAATTAAGTGAAACCATAATTAACGAATAACGCACAATAATTTAACTTTATCGTTGTTTTAATTTTTGCTTTGCTAAGCAAATTAAAAAAGGAATTGATAATCTAAATTGATTTACTAACTGATGAAAAAGCTCGACCTTTAAAGAGAACCAAAGATGACAATGTTTAAGAATCAATGAGAAAGATTTCATTGCTTTTCATCAGTTACAGAATAAACATCTATCAATTTTAACTGTATCCCCATCAAAGATAAGTCCCCAGCCAACATAGCAAGCAGTGCAGTGTGAACCACGCTCATTTCCACGTTTAGACGGATTCCATATCTGGGGTAGGTTCTTCATTTCCTTTAGTTGGTTTTTTAACAAATTTAGCAATTAAATCTTTTACCTTATCTGGATTTTCAACAACTAGCTTCTCAATGTATTTCATTGTTCCAGGATCATTTAACAACGGTTGAATGTTCTTTGGAAGCATTGGTGCAAACTGTGCAATTAGAGAACCTATTGATCCTAATGGGTTTTCGCTATCAAAGTCCTGTGGATTAATCGTTACGTTATTTTTCATCTTGTTTAGTTTACCGTTTAGTTTCTTATTATCTTGTTCCAAGTTTGCGATATATTCCAAGTATCTATTTTTTAATTTGCCATGAATCTCGTTAGATCCGAATACATTCTTTGTTATTACAATGCCACAGATTCCTGCAACAACAACTGAAACTAGAATAATATATTCAATCATCTAAGTTCACAGATTCACTCCATATAGGATCAGTATCTAAATTTACACTTTTTAACATTGAATCTCTATCAACATCAATTGCTTCATCATCATACAAAGCTAATTCTAAAAAATTACCTGTGTAATCTATATCTAATTCAAATTTTCTACCAAATTTTTTAAATTTTATTGTTTTAATTCCTGAAACCATACTATTCACACCATACATACTGTTAAAACCCTTTCCCCTCGCGCTCCCCTATCCCTAATACACCCAAAAATTGCTTGTTTTTGCTTTTATCCACTACACATAAATTTGCAACTAGATATCGTATGCTATCCTAAATGTAAAGCGGCGGGCGTGGTATCGGGGTGCGGCTTTGAATGGGGCGGATTTTTCCAACAACGTTCTCTAGTAAAAGAGAACGGTGTGGAATAAATTAGAAGCGTTTTTGTACTGTGTATCTATCTGTATGTATGGCAAGTCACAAAGAAAGAGTGGACAGATTAACACTCTTGGCAAAAAAGAAAAAAGATAATGAAATAGGCGGTTATTCAGAAGTCCAAAACCGTAAATTATTAGATGATCATATGATCAATTTGTGGATGTTAGGTTCACAAACTAGAGATGATTACTTAGACACATTGTTCAGGAGTGAATCTAGATGAATTGGGAAAATTTTTCATGCCCTCAATGTGAAGAAGAAATAGATATTGAAAATCAAGTTAGGTGCAGTAATTGCAAAGTCCTATTTGATTGGGATGATGAAGAATGACAATAGGATCGGATCCGGCTCTGTGTCGTGATTGGATAAGGGAATATAGTTTAGATCAAACTCACGGTAAAACACCGTATAGAGATAGACAAGTGACAATACAAAAAAGGCTTAAGAATAGATGTAGAAAGTCTAGCAAGTCCTTTTCTAAGGAACATACATGGTTGATCTCTATGTGTGATGAAAGAGGCAATGCAGTTTGTGCTTTTTGTCAAGCTAGATTCTGGGATTAACCCCCCTTTATTTCCTGTCCAGTTGTCCACATAGTTTAGCCACTTTCATTCTTGTTTCGATAGCAAACGCTAAGAGAAAGAACAACAGAGCTGGGGTTAACCATTCAATCATTTATTTGCATTATGAACTTTTAACATAGCTATTGTACTAATTGGCACAATTATAGCTGCTAATAATATTCCTAATGTTGATAATTCGCTTTCCATTCTAACACCACCCTTTATTGTACTTGTATTCCTGAAAAACCTGTTCTTGCGCCTGCCGATGTATTCATTTGAAGATATAATGTATTATCAATAAACATTTTCATATTTCCTACATTTGGCCCCAAATATAACGGTCTGCTGGTTATAATTTCATTTGTAACAATTCCATCCGTATAATATGCACCCTGATTAACATTTCCCTGCGCTAATGATGTGACCATTAGAACAACTGTTGCCGCTGGTTGGAATACCAAAACTACACTTGTTGCACTTGTTACAATTACAGGATCTCCAATAGCCATTAGTTACAAATCCATCCTATAATGTCCTCTAGTTGACCTCTCACTAGTGTAATTTCTTTTACTGTTCTAGTTTGTTTTTTAATTAATTTACCATCTTTATCTATTTTATCATCATTAACTGTAAAGTCTTTTTGAGGAACTGATTTCCAACATTCTGTAAACTTACAAGAATCACATTTGATCAAAGGGTATGATTTTGTAATATCGCCCTTAGTGCAACAACATTTAATGTTCTCCCACAATGCGACTTTTTTCAATCCGTTAATCTTCATCATGCACCAACTATGATCCTTGTGTATAGATTAGAAGTATCTAATTGAGTTAAAGTTGTGGATAATGAACCCCCGTCACCACTCAAGGCGCTGTTATGGGTATGGCTGGCAACAGTAGAAGAGCCACCAGAACCACCGCCGCCAAAGCTCAAACCTGAACCTCTATTGGAATTTCTGTTCTAGTAGCTGGAAGCACCTGCGCTTCAACT